AGGAGTCAGATAATCCTCCCGTATCTGATAAAACTCCTACAGGGGGAACCACCAGCGCTGGTGTCAAGGCTATGACGGATGATGATTTTTGGTTTGGCGATCGAAAGTCGAGTCCCGAGCAGAGTTCGGAGCCACTCTAAAATGCTTAAGTATGTCATTTGGGGACACGCTCGCAGCACAAAGGCGTGGGACTGCCATTTCGTGTCTTTGTGCTGCGTTTCCCTACTCCTTTCCTGTACATGTAAGAAGCCGGTAGACCAGAGTTTGCCGGAATGTAGTAGTTTGTCGGTAGGCGAAGAGGCTTTCGGCATTAAAGGTTCGTCCGTTGACTCGATCAGCACAGGCAGCGCAGTTGTTATTGTGCCGGTTGACAGCGCAGAAGGCGAAATAGACCTAACTTTTGTTTGTAGGTGACCAGGGAGACATAGAATGCTGCCGTTCCTGTTGCAAGCTGTAGAGTCCGTAGGGCACACTGTATTTACTAAAGGCAAGTTTAACCTGAATATCGTTGGTATCAGGAATAACAGACCCGTGCCTAACGAGTTTGACGACCTTATATGTGTAGTCTACAAAGACGAGTATGACCAGTGGATAACTAATAGCTGGCCTGCCACTACTGATCCTGGGATGTACTACTTGAACAACCCCATGAACGTAACTGGCACGGCTATTATGATGCCTGGCCAGTACCGGGGCTCGTACAAAATAGGTATGCACTATACATATGAGGCTCTCGTACAGCACGGCGGTACTGTGCGTATATGGAGAGACTCTAATAAAGACGATATTCTAGACTACGGAATAGAGGACCAGTCTGAGGGTTACTTCGGTATAAATATCCATAGGGCTCATGCGGACATTAACACAGATACAGTTGACAGGTGGAGCGCAGGCTGTCAGGTGTTCCAGAAACCAGAAGACTTTGACGAGTTTATGAACTTGTGTTACAAAGCTGCTGAGATCTGGGGTAATGGTTTTACGTATACTCTTATTGTGCCGAATAAGTTTCTCATGGAGGCATAATGCCTAAGCCGTACAAGAAGCGAAAGAAGCTCAAGCCTAAGCCGTACAAGAAGCGAAAGAAATGAAAATCGGCTTCAACATTTCTGGCCCTATCGGGGCCGTGGTCCCTTTCTGTGCTCCGTATGGAAGCGAGGTTGAGTTTTCTACCAGATATGTGTGGGAGGCTGCCTTTGCAGCGGACATGCACGGTTATAAGACTTTTGTCACATCTGATGGTTCTAATAGATCAAGAGCAACCAGGCAGAACTCAAGACACTTGAATCTCGTTCTTCTTTGCGGCGCGTCAGATAGTGACCACGGTTCCATTTACATTTCACACAGGACTTCTGCACTTAACAGAAGGCGTGTGATCAAAGCAGCGGCTATGCTCTCTAGTCTTTCCGCTAGAGAGATCTCCGTAATCGACACAGAAGGCGGCTCTGAAGAAGACCTAAGCATGCGTGGCTATAAGGCTTTTTGCTGGCTGGTTAGGCTGCCGTTCACACAGGATTGCAAAAACGCTGGACACCAGTTGCTAGCTGCGCTACGGTACGCCTATGACTTACAAGACTCAGATAATGCAAGCGCTGGAAGACTTGGAAGTAACACCGCAGTCGATCGCGGAACAACTGGCGCAAGTTATTCGTGGTGAAACAATCACAGAAAAGTTCGACGGGAAAGGTAAGCTGACGGCAAAAACAGTCAGGACAGATCCGCAAGATGCTATGCGAGGCGCAATGATTTTTGATGCTATACATGGTGGGGAACTTGGGATTGCACCACGTACTTTAGACTTCAAAAGACCAGCAGAAATCGCACACAAGCGCATGTTGATTGACTCCCGTATTATTGTCAATGCCGCTGAAATGGATGATGAATCTTAGCGATGAACTACTAGTAAAAGAAACAGCAAGGCTTCTGTATTTTGAGCATGAGGCTAAGAGCACGGGTACGTCTGGAGAACAGATAGAGGAGATAGAAGGCCGCATAGAAACTATAAAAGAGTTGCTAGAAATGCAGGGCGTTGAGATCGATGAAGACTCAATCCGGCAGAGAGCAACTATCGCGTTCCTTGCTCAGACCGGCCTTACCCCCATGGAGGCCGCGAGCGGGTTCTCTACGAAAGTAGCTAAGGTAAAAAATACCAAGTCTTCTACCGTATCTGTCAAGCGTAGCCCTCCTCCGTCCAAGGTTCCTACAGCCAATCCTACTGACCGGCTTTACTCAGACTTCCCTTTCTTTTGCAGGATGTGTCTGGAGATTGCTTACCGGCCAGGGCTTAATCCTAATGCGCCTGACGGTGGCTACGGCGCGTTTGTTCTCAACGAAGGGCAGCGCAAAGTTGCCGCTGTCATGCTTGACCAATGGCTTAATGATGAGCCTGTTCGTATTATTATACTTAAGTCGAGGCAGCTTGGTATTACTACATTGCTAATGGCGTTCTGGTTATGGCTGATTATTCAGAACCCAGGCATTACTGCGATGATCATTATTGATAAAGGGGACCATCTTAATGAGAAAAGACAAACATACGTGCGCTGGCTTGAGCGCATGGCAGAGTCATACCCCGGACTGCCTAACATCAATCGTCGCGGCTCAAAAGTTATTGAGCTACAAAACATGTCAAGAATCCTCTTCGAGTCTGCCGAGGCACCGAACCCAGGAACGTCCGAGCATATCGCAATACTACACTGCTCAGAAAAGCCAAAGTGGCCTCGTGGACGTGACAGACAAATCGACGCTAGTATCGTTCCAGGTCTGCCAGAGAAGGGACGGACAATCTACGTAGATGAATCTACCGCCGAAGGTGTTAACGGATTCTATCATAGGTGGCACAGAATTGTAGAAGGCAAGGCAGAGGCTACGCCTATATTTTTGCCGTGGTTTATTTCTTCAGAGTACCAAACAAAGCCTCCTGAGTCTTGCTATGATTCCGAGGGCAATTTCATTTATTTAGAAGATGACATCGAAGTATGCGAAACTGATGAAACGGGTAAGATTGTCCTTACTGAGTCTTCTTTTGCTGGTCTTCACAACCTTACCGATAGTCAGACATACTGGCGCAGGGGTAAGATTAAAAATGCGTTCGCTGGTGACAGGGCTATTTTCGATCAGGAGTACCCAACCACTCCGCGCCATGCTTGGCAGATTGTTGGAGGTAAGTTCTTTTCTTTTGACGAGATTGAACGATGCCAAAAAGAATCTGGCGATCCTATTATTTGCGGCAATCTTGTTGACAGTAATGGTAATGATGATCCTCTAAGACTTCTGCCTTATGGAGAGTATTCGCCCTCTATTATTCCTGTTCCTTATGGATCCCTTCAGATTAGAGAAATGCCGAAGGAAGGAGATACATACTATATTGGCGGCGATGTAGCAGAAGGTAAGCAGACTACTACCGCGTCAGGTTCTACAGACTATGACTACACTGTCTTCGTTGCCAAAGATGGGCACGGCAGGACAGTGGCGTTGTTTAGGGACAGGATCAAGCCTGAAGAGGCTGCGCTTCCGCTGCTTCTTATGAGCATAATGTATAACAATGCCCTGGTTAATTGTGAACGCAACGGGCCTGGGCAAGTAGTCTGGTCTATGTTTAGACAGACTGGATACTATAATGTTCATTACAGGAAGGGCAAGGGTTCTATCTTGGATCGTGCCTGGGCGTTGACAACTCAGTCTAACAGGCATCCGTTGCTGTATTCCTTGAGGGCGTCATACAGAGAGTGCCCTGACAGACCATGGTTCAAAGAAACCATACTTGAGATGAATGAGCTTATCATTGACAACAAAGGTAAGATTCAAGCCAGGCGTGGCGCTCACGATGATATTATCATTGCAGAGTGCCACTCTTGGAGCATGATTTATGCAGAGAAGGGCGTCGTCCTTCATTCTGAAAAACCAGAAAAACCAGCGCCGAGCGCGTTGCTGTTTGATGATATTATGTCGTTTAACGGCATAGAGAGGTGGTAATGGCTCTTGATGTTAAATCATGGGATGAGCGTCTCCGAAAGGATCTAGAGCATCGTATGAATAATTTTGATCGCAAGTGGCGAGAGAATAAAAAGATTATTCGGAATGCGGAAGAGGGCAAGCTCAAGGGGAAC